ACAACTTCGATAAGTATAGACATTTATGCTGGATGTGATGTTAAGGGAAAGAAGTTATACGATCGAATGGCTTCTTTCATGTCGCACACATTGACCATAGCTTTAAGTATACCAGCCACGTTACTTCTGACCAAGATGTTCAACAATGACACCGGTGCATTTATGATGCTTTATGGTCTAGCAGGTGTTATCGTATCTCTCATGGCGAATGATCTTGTAAGGAAATGTAACATCACGGAACAACTGAAGGTTATGTGGTCAAGGTTCTCTCTTGGATTATACACGATCGTGTTCCTTATAGGTATATTTTTATCGGCTAAAAAGTAACATGAAGGAGGCAATTTTATGTCTCTGGGTGATCTTGGTCTACGTGATGCGTAGAGCAGGGACACTGTCAATAGACGATAAAATGTATATTTTAGACCTTATAGGCTATATATCTAGAAAAGCGGAACATGTGGGTGGAGAGACTCTGTTAGAAAAAGTGAAGCAATACCGACCATCGCAAGTCGACCGTTTACTAGCTCCGTCTCAGGCTTCCAAAATCCCTGCACATAGCCCTCATCCTTAGAATTCGCCGCTGTTCCGAGGAACGCCAAACTGGCAACAGCGACAGAAAGACCAATGTTATCATGGAACTGTGTACCAATAGAATTACCAGTCATAACCTCATCAATCACCGCAGAAGTGAAACCAATCATAGCAGCACGACCATTTACACGCTCAGCCACGGCAAGATAATCATTGGGACGATCAATCGGCTTGAGGGCAGAAGCCGAGGATGATCGAGTCTTGACTGTAGTCTTGGGACTAACCGTAGGCTTAACGTTAGATGAAAGAATAACACAAGGCATTATATATTCTTGTCCTTTCTTTCTTTTAAGTAGATGACGTGTAAAATGTAGAGGTTCAGGGTCAACGCCATGATTGTGTAAATTGAAGTAAAGTTCATTCCTGTTCTGTACTGATGAATCAGCCATAAAGTACTTGCCATTATACTGAGAGTTATGTATTGTTTAGACATTGGGACATCATTGGTTTTTACGATTGTAGACAGATTATCATACATTTGGTAAACACCAATACTCATTGCCATTGCGGCATCCATGTCGAATCTTACTAAATAAAAATATTTTTTTACAGATATGGACGCTATACTCAGCAAATTTACAGGAAAGATCGATGCGAAGAGCCTTATCACAACAGTTGAGGACATTAAGCAGGAATACCTTGATGATGGATTCACCAAGGAGGACATTCCTCCCATCCTCGGTCGCCTAATGTTAGAGACCCGGAAGTTCAAGAAACTCGAAGGTTCTCAAAAGAAGAAGCTTGTCATCGGTATTCTCAATCACCTCATTGAGCAGATTGACGATGGTGAGAAAGACAGTGAGTTTGAGTCTATCCTTAAGAGTCTTGTACCACCCATGGTTGATAGCTTTGCCGCCATGATGAAAGCGAAGAACCTTTTCGCTCGCTTTTGCCCATGCCTGTAATTATAAAAGTGATATAAAAAGGTAACACGTGTACATACTACTATGAAGTTTCCAACGCTTGAAAAAATGGTTGAATACGGAATATACACTGTGAAAGATCTCGTACTCTTTTCACAGGGTAGACTCATAAAGAGAAACACTAAAATTCATGTTGACTGTTCAATTTGTCATCTTGTGTCTGAATCGGATACTTGTCCCAGGGTACATAAAAAAATCTAATCTTATATCAAATGTCTAACGCCGTTTTACCATTGGCTCTCGTAGGTTCCATGTGTAGTTCTGTGGCTGCAGTTGCTTATGGTATTCAAACTGGTGCCATACCAACTGGAAAATCTGAACCCGAACCCGCGTATGTAGCACCAGTCCCTTCCGCTCCACTTGACATGATGGATAGTGGTAGCATGATGGTTGACGACTTCGTTATCCAGGGTGACGCGGACGAAGCTGACGTTACTGCTATTCTGGAAGAAGAAGCTTTAACACCACTTACCAGTGTTCACCCTTTAGATTCAGATGATGATCAAATCTCAGGACTTGCTGGTATGCCTATAAATTGTGGCCCGGATGACGATGAAAATCAAACAGCTCTACAGTCGTTTGGTCTTACCAAAGATAAGACATATGGCTACAAATGTTCTTCCTTGGAGAATCCCGGAGAACTAAAGTTCGGGACAGCCGGTAAGTATGTATCATCCAGGGGGGAGATAGAAAACTTACACCAGGCCCAAGCCCTATGTGCTTCCAATCAAGCACTTGTTGGTTTCGTACTTGACCAGAATAAATCGAAAACCAAGCTCGGTTACCGCTATGATTGTATCAACCTAAAGGGACCTGCTAAAATTCGCACAGCTCTCACATCTTACAAATCTTACAAGAGTGGTGACGACGGTGAGACGGAGCTAACTGGCGAAGATCGCCAGTTAGCTCAGCTCGCTGTTTTACAACCAACGGCCGGAATCGGTGACATATCATGCAATGAAGGTGAACTCTTACAGGGTTTCGCCGTTGAGAAGAGTGGTAACAACATGCGTTACATCTACCGTTGCGTCACTCCTGCTTACGAGGCGGATTAATAACCAGACCGAGTGCTGTTTCTAGACTATTTTGATTCCTTTGTAAAGGTTTGGATCTCTTCAAAACTAAACCATCATTCACATTCTTTATTTCATTCATCTTCTTTGTGCTTGAAATAAATGGTATAACATTATCCTTTATAGGCTCCGTTTCTACAGGTTTAGATTCAACGATATCTTTTACTGAATCTACTCTAAATTCTTCTATTGTCAAATCCCCTCCAAATACATCCAATCTATATCTATTAGGTGCCCGTTTAATGGTATCTAACTTATTATATAACCTCTTACGCAAAAGAGTTATATTACCACATATAATACTACCTTTGGTGAGACCATACCTTTCGAGAGCATATGTTTTCATACAACTCCAGGAGCAAAAATTACCTGTTGTTGAAAATTTTTTACGACGATCGTCGTAACCGTATGGAAGTTGTAATGGTTCATTATCAAATGGGTGGCAGCACCACCAGCACCACATCTTTATTACTAAAAAAATGTATCCTTTAAATAAGATGAATAATAGACAGAATAGTAGTACAGCTATTATTCTGATACTCATTTTGATGATGATGAGTTCCATGGTGTCATCATCAATGGGTATCGTAGGTTTCAATTTATTCACAGGCATCAGGCCAAGTAAAGAAGTATCTACTCGTGTTAAAAAACAAGAAGATCGAGTTGATGAACTTGCAAAACAAGCGGGAGTAGATGGTAAAGAATTTCGTAAAGAATTGAATGAAGAAATTAAGAAGGGTTGTTTCATTTCAGTAAACGATGAAGGTAAATGTCCAGAAGGTACAAAACCAACCTCGGGTCAATGTTGCGAATTTATAGATCCAAAGATGCCATCTACAACTGATATGTTGAAACAAATGGCACCAGATTTAGCTATTGCCATAATTGGAGGTGCATTGGCTGAAACCGCTCTCATTGTTTCGGTACGTCTTGGAATACAATTATCTACAGCTGCTGGACGACAAGCACTCATGCAAGGTGCTTCAGCTATTGGCCGAACAGCTGTGACAGCGGGTGTTCGGACAGCGGGTGCACAAGCGGGTTCAAAATTTATGATGGCGGCGAAATGCCCCGGGCCTTGTATGGCTGCGATGATTGCCTTTGCCGTGTTTACTGTAGCTCTTGACATGACAGACCCCTTCGGATATAATAACTTCACAGCAAATGAAGTTATACGTCGTAAAAGAAATACGATTGATGTGGGATTAGAGGAGGGTCTAGTAAAAGATGGTGGTACATCTCCTTTATTGTTTCCTCTTGGATCAGCTTTTCCCGAACTAAATGAAGAATTTCAAGAAAAACTTCTTACAGAATTTTTACCAGATGCCATGGAATTGATGCCTCAAGATGTCATGGTTGAATTTTTAGTTTCACAGTTATCTGGTACACCCTTGAAGGGTGATGAAGCCGAAAAAATGCAAGAAGAGTTAGGAAAAGCTATGGAAAATGCATACTTAAACACAGAAAAACGGGATAAGGTTGCCTATGATTTTTACGTCAGCAAGGGTAAGGGGCGTGAAATTGAGAGAGTGCCATGGATGTCGACAAAAAATACTATAGGTTTAACATTGAACGAGAAAGCTGCTAAAAAATACAACGAACGAATGAAGGAAAAACATTTGTTGTATTCAAATCCACACAGAAAACCACCGGCCGAAATACCAAAGGATTATAGCCCTTTCATAGCAGCTTACACCGATACATATCGTGTTGTAAACAAAGAAAATCCGGGTGAAAAAAATAACCCTAATGTTGTAGAAAAGAAGTTAAAAAAGAAAGTGTGTTTATGCTTCCCATACGCAATGTTGATTGCAGACTGTGAATATGGGTTTAATGCAACTAAACATAGCCAGCGTTTAAATCCAGCTGTATATGGTGTCACATTTAATTATGAACGCGGTGAATGCAATTTTACACATGATTATTGTAAACGGCTTGGACTAAAAATCAAAGGTAACGAATGTAAAATGCGTGAAGGTCAGAAAGAAGCTGAATTGATTTTAGGTAAAACAATAACACGTACCTACATAGAAGACTGGGATAATCGTATAGACGCTTTTAAATCAGGTGATCCCGTTAATATTATGCTTGCTGTAGCTTCCCTACATCCTAAAAATCTTATTTTTGGACCATGGGTTAAAAAAGCAATATTTGCAATCAAAGATAGCTATGGTCGTGGTGTAGGAACACCAATGGTTTGTGGACCAGATAAAGAGAGAAAGGGTGCATTGTGTTATCCGAGATGTCGCACAGGACCCAATGGTGAACAATTATATAAATCTAGGGCCCTTGAATGTGAAGGAACGTGTCCGAGTGGTTCTAAGAATACTGGTTTAACATGCTTGCAACCCATTCATGCATTCATACCAAGTAATAAATCATCCAACCCATTTGAAAAGGGCTTTTATCAACGAAAAGCTTGCGGTCGAATGGTTGATCGAAATTCAACTCTTGGACAAGAAATACTCAAACAAAAGAAGGGTGAAATCGAAGGAAGAATTGAAGCAGAAAAGGATAAAATGAGAAGCGAAGGTGTATCTGAACGCACCATTAGACAACGCCTGAAATCACAAGGATCAACTCGTGGTAACATCGAAAATGAGTATTTACAGTACAAATTCAGAGGTACCACATGTAACGAACCATGTCTTCCCGGATTTAAGTTTCGTTCGGGAGCAGCTGGTTCGGCATTCTGTGATAAAACAAGAAATAGGTATTCCAGAGCTGGTAAGTCAAAGGTTCCCGATGCGTGTCCAGGAAGCAAGACAAGAGATGCCTCACTTTGTTATAAACCATGCAAACCTGGTTATAGGGGCAATGGTCCAACATGTAAAAAGACTGAAGAGTCTCGACAAGAAAACGTGTACACTAAGGAAGGACTTGGATCCACAGTTGGTATTTAAATTTCTCAGTACAAAGTAATAAACATGTCTGCTGTTGGTGGCGTCGGTCGATCCACCCGGGCCGCTGCTAGTGGTGCTGACGCGGCTCAGGCTTTGAAGGCCGGTTCTGACGCTGCTGACGCGGCCAGGGGCGGTTCCAAGGTATTTAAGTTAGGAGACGAAGTCCTCGACCTATCCCAGATGGGGAATGACGATCTCGTAAAATTTTTAGATGACGCAGACCCTGAGGATTTAGTGGCTGCATTAAATGGAATAGATAGTAAAAAGTTGGCAACTATAGGTGAAAATTTAAATCCTGCTACCATAGATACTCTTAGAACACTTGAAGGTGGAGCTGATCTCGCTAAGAAACTTGATCCAAGTTCTGTACAACAAGCTAAAAAACTTACTCGCGTACAACGGGCTAAAAACGCTGTCACAACATTCACCAAAGCAAGTACTGCTAAATTAAAAGGGGCTCAAAAATCGATAAAAAAATTCATTAGCGGAGCCGGAAATCCACCAAATAACGCCGATGAGGTCACGGATGTTGCTAGAAAAATCCCAGTTGATGCGGATGAAGCAAAACAAGCTGAAATCATAGCGAAACAATCCGCGGGTAAGGTAGGTGATGCAGGAGAAGCTATAGAAAATACTGCAAAAGTGTTAGAGGATGGAAGTAAATCTTCCAAATCCCTCAAAAAGGCTCTTGGAGAACTAGGAATTACACCTGGTTCGGTCGCTATTGGTGCGGGTGTCATAGTTCTTTTGTGTATGGCATACGACACAGATAATCCTTTCACCGCCGTTGATCGTGCTTTAGATGACACCGGAAAGGTCGTGAAAGGTTTCAAGGAGGTAGCAGATTCCGCCGCTACCGCTGCCAAGGATGTTACAACAGGTGGCTTCGATTTCATTTCTTTCGTCACTAATAATTCATGGATCTCTTCCGCTTGTTCGATCCTTTGTGTAATCCTATTGTTCGCTTTGTTTACGATGGGAATGCTAGGTTCCATGGGTGGAGGAAATAATAAAGGTCGTTAAAAATCATCAACGAGGAGCTATACCTCATTAACTTAAAGAAATATTTATCTTTTAAGTTAATGATCCTTAGTATAGATGTCGGTATAAAGAATTTAGCGATGTGTTTACTCGACGAGGATCGTCAAAATTTAGTTGTTGAATGGGATGTCTCTGGTGTACCACCCCAACACAAAGATGGTGTTTATGTCTCACTAAGAAAACACCTCGATGAACGTCCGTGGGTACTCAATGCAAATACGATTCTTATAGAAAAACAACCTGATCGTAACAAAAAGATGGTTTCAGTAATGCATTTCCTTCATGCATATTTTATCATAAAAAACCCAGATGCCGAAACAATCCTATACGACGCACGGCATAAAATACCTGATGTTGCCGGACCCGGGAAGGCTCAATACAATAAACGAAAGAAGGTTTCCATCGAACGGTGTGAACAGTTTATTCGTCGAGATGATGTAAATGCTCATTGGGTAGACACATTTGTAAAATCTAAAAAGAAAGATGATCTCGCAGATACGGTGATGCAAGCATTATCATTCGTGAATAGGAAGGAGGTCTTACCCGCTTCACAAAAGAAGAAATCCACAAAGTTGGTGGCACGCCGACCAAATGAAAATCAGAAAAGGACAAAATATTCCAAGTGTAATTTAGCGTGGATTTATCTCAATAAAGTTGAATGTGAAGTCCTTGAAAATAATAAAAGATTCATGAAAGACTTAAAGAGGTACTATCGAGACCTAAGTGATCTCATTAAAGATATAAATGGATAGTTATTCACAATGAGTCTCATCATCCGAATGTCCGCCACTCCCAACAAGTCCAAGCCCAACATCGATAAGATCATCAAGAGTAATAAGAGTCTTAGGGCTGCGGCACATTCTTCAAAGACAAACAGGAAACATCATCGTGTAGCGATCGACCAACTTGATTCGTTTCTGGATCTCATCGATAATGCCATTGATGTCATGAATAATACCACGGTTGAGATTGAAAAGTCACAAGAGAAACTTTATGAGTTGTACGACTTTTGTGGAGAGGTTCCAATGGATGATAGTTGTGATTATTAAAGATTAGAACGGATATATTGTTATAATGAAGAAAGTTTTGGATCATGGATTTGTAGAACTTGTCGACCATATGCCCCTCGAGAATCTAGATAAGGCCATAGTTGATGGTGCCCGTGTGAGTTATCAAACGGGTACCAAGACCACTCGTGGTGATCGAGGTCTTATTAGGTACCTTGTCCGCAATTGGCATACTTCACCCCTAGAACTCGTAGTTTTCAAGTTTCGTATCAAGGCACCACTTTACATCGCTCGTCAGTGGCTTAGACACAGAACCGCATCCGTGAATGAAATGTCTGCCAGGTATTCTATCGTTGATGAGGAATACTACGAACCGGAAGTCCTACGTGGACAATCGGTTGTAAATCATCAAGGATCAGAAGGTGTAGTGGAACTAGATGATGGATTGAACCAGTCTCTTTCTGACCAGTATAAACAAGCTTTCAAGCTATACGAGCAATTACTAGAGAAGGGTGTTTGCAGGGAACAAGCTCGCGGTGTTCTCCCTCAATCTACCTACACTTCTTTCGTGTGGAAGATGGACTTACACAATCTCATGCATTTCTTACAATTGAGGATGGATCATCACGCTCAAAAGGAAATTCGTGACTATGCCACGGCCATCTATGAACTCGTCCAACCCCTAGTACCCCACGCTATGGAGGCATTCATGGACTTTCGTGTGAATGCGATGCAGTTGACGGGACCCGAAATTGAAGCTATAAACTCCGGAAAGGAGATTGAATCTCCAGGTGAAAGGCGCGAGTTTGAAGAAAAACTAAAGAAGTTAAAAATTAAATGTCCTTAAAATACAACAAACACAATGTTCGCTATTACTGCATCCCCCACATGGTTCGCCAAAACTGACGACTTTAAGAAGGTCGGTAAAAAGATTCAGAAACAACGTAAGACAGAGGTAGACAAGATCAAGGATAAGATCAGTGACATTGCTCGTGATGAGCGCAAGCGTGTTCAGGAAATTTTCAAGGAACATCAAGACATTCTAAAGAAAGACAAGGAAACTCGCAAGGCTAGCAAAAAGTCTAAATCGATCGATCTTTACGAAAAGTAATCCATATAGCTGCAATAACAGGTATTAAAGCCAGCGGTGAATCACTAAACCTTTCAGCTAGTAACGCACATATTACACTGTACTGAACCACTTTTATTTCCTGCCTTGTTTTAATCATAGACCGTTTCATCGCTGCTCTCGACCTTTCCAAGCCGAGAACAGTCGAGGTTATCTTCCCTATCTTAGATGGAATTTCTGTAGTACTCATGATCATCTGACTTATATCGATCGATTCAATGAATTGTTCTTGTATCATTGGTTCAAGATATGTAAAATAGTTGAAGTCTGGATCAAGTTGAAGACAAATTCCCTCTATAAGAGAAAACGATTTCGCTAAATATACAAAGCTTGTTGGTACAACAAAGGGTTTTTCTGTGGCTAATTCTGCAGCTAATTCGTCATTCATTATGGCACCAGCATCTAATGTTTCTAGGTACCCGAGGATAGTTTCAAAAAAAAGTTCAATATCCGAAACGTCTGACGATGTTGGTACAATGACACCTAGTCTAATCAGGATCGAAACTATACTTCTTGTATCACGCTGTATGATAGCAGCAAACAGATCTGTAAATCCCTGCTTTAGTTCGTCACTGAGTCCAATCAATAAACCAAAATCATAAAACACTAACTGCCCGTTCTTGGAAACACCGAGATTACCGGGATGTGGGTCGGCATGAAATAACCCCGAATTCATAGTTTGAATAACATATGAATTGACAAGAGCTTCACATACTTTCTTTTTGTTAATCTTCTTGTTTTTGATTTCAGTTATCTTTTCTGTTGGTACATATTCCATTACAATCATTTCATTGGTACAGTATTTCTTATACACGCGAGGGATCTTAATCCAATCAACATCTTTCAACGATTTCCTGAATTTTATGGCGTTTTCTACTTCTTGTTCATAATCAGCTTCACCCAATAGATACTCTATAGAATCATTAAGTACAAAGTTTGAACTAGACCCTGTATCTACACCCAAAGACTGAACAACACTTAAAATTTTACGCACTGTATTCGTATCAGATTTCATGATATCACAAATCCCTGGTCTCTTTAATTTTACAACAACCTGCTTGCCATTATGTAGAGTAGCTCTATGCACTTGCCCAATACTAGCTGATTTGAATGGAACTTCGTCAAACTCTTTGAACATATCTGTATTTATCAGGTCCTTTACAAGATTAAAATCAAATGGTGGTACATCGTCTTGAAGAGACTCTAATTCCTTTGTGAATTCGGGTGGATACAGGTCTCCTCTAGTGGAAGCTATTTGCCCTAATTTTACAAATGTGGGTCCTAAGTCTAATAACTGGTTTTTTGTCCATCTACCAAGTTCAGCTTTGTCATCTGTAAAGCGTTCTTTCCATATATACTTAGCAGCAAACTTCCAGGTCTTAACCCTTTGGTTTGGTGTCACTCTAATTGGAACTTGTTTTTGAGCTAAACATAGCATCCTATGTTATACCAGGTTTTTTATTTCTTAAGTAAAATCAACCGCAATAAAAGATATTTTATAATATCAGAATGAAGATTCATATCATAGGTGCAGGACCTACGGGTATGTCTGTCGCATGGGAACTGAAAAAATATACAGACCATGAAGTGTTCGTGTATGATAAAAAACTTTCAGCTGGAGGTTCATGGTGGGAACCATCGCTAGAAAGTAGAGATATACACGCTCACCGTATAGTTTTTGATAAAGCATTTATCAATACACGGAGTCTCTTTAAAGAGATGGGAATAGTTTGGGATGATATTTTTGTAAAAGCTGATACCGAAAATGCTGACATTATTAAAAAACATTTGTCGTCCAAAGATTATGCACTGATAACAAGTCTAGCTGTTAAAGTGCTTGTTATGCCGTGGAAATATAAGAAGGTGTCTGTAAAAGATGCTGTAGGAGAGTTATCAGATGGTGGTAAAAAACTCGTACAGGCAACCACTTTAATAATTGATGGGGTACCTTGGGACGTTATGACGGCTTATGAGTTTGTAAAAAGTTTCGATCATACAGGTTTATCTTCCGCTTACAAATCGAAGGGATCCTTCAAAATTATGAATGACGCAATGCAACAAGCACTCGTAGATAAAGGTGTTCATTTTGAATTCGGTGCCGAACTTCAAGACGTTACATACTTAGATAACGGATTTGCCGCACAATTTAAGAGTGGTATGGTTGTGAAGGAAGGTCTACTCATTCTTTGTGTTGATAATAGCCCAGCTATCAGCCTCATGAAAGATAATTGGGGTGAAGATGCTATAGAAAAGATTGGACCAAGTACTTATGGTGCCATAACAATCATGCTAGAGTATGAAGAAGATATGGATATCCCTAGTGATCTTCAATATGTAATTGAAACAGACTTACACCTTCAACCAGTTGTCTTGCCGGATAAACGAACCATCGCTTGTGTGATATGTGACCTAACCGATGAAGTTGTTCATATGGACGAAGAAAAATTAATCGAAAAGGTTATCGAACAACTCGGTCTTGTACAACCAAAAGAAATACGAATTGCTTGGGGGTCTACATGGGATGGGACAAAATGGAAGTTTGATCAGTCTTCCGGTGTATTAAACCCTAACGGCCAACTCCCTTTCTTTGGGAAATCTAAAAAGGTGGCTATGTGTGGTATGATGTCTCCAAGGAACACACCCTATTCAAGTATAGAGGCTGCAGTTGAAGTTGGTCGAGCATTCTGCAATAAACAATTCGGAACACGTCGCCCATATGAACCTTTCATGGTTACACATATCATTATGCTACTTATAGTTTTACTGATCATACTTGTGTATAGGAGAAGACGATGAAGTTCGTAGGAAAAGTTCATGAACCAATGTACGAATTTAATGACAAAAAGTATATTCGTCTTATAATCCCTGCTAAAATATCCGAAATTATAGATCGAATGCACATAGGTAAGTGGTATTTACTCACAAATAAACACGTCGATAACCCCCTTGAGGGTAACATTCTCACCGTGAAGGTACCATTTCGCTATAGGAGAGTGATGTGTGAAGTCAGAGGACGTCCAGTACAATCTCTTATATCGGGAGATGAAGTCGATATTAATGTAGATTTCAAGGGTGTTTGGAATGTAGGAAATTACTCGGGCTTCTCTTGGATACTCTCAAGCTGTTCAGCTTCCTCCTTCTGATTTTCAGGTAATTGAATATCATTCAGTCCCGCTTTCTTAAAACCTTCAAAGGTAGAAAGTACACCTTGAAGCCTGAAAACTTCCTGTGTAAGCTCCTCTATATTCACACGAATCTTCTTAATATTCTCATCAACATTGATCGAAGGCATTATAATCAGTTAAAGTTTTTCCCCTTTAACTGATTAAGAATGACAACTCTTACAAGGTCTGGTCTCATAATAGATAATCCAACACCCGAAATTAAAAAGGAACTTACGGTAAGAGCGGTCGTCAATAATGAATATGGATTTCCCCCACCGCCTTTTAAAGTGTATAGATCAGCTAAGAACGGGATTTGTGTCCCAAGATACTATGGAACTTATGTTCCACAAACAGACAAAAGACCAAACCCCGTCAAAACCTCAATTAGTTTTAAAGGGAAACTTAGAGACGAGACCAAACAAAATGATGCATTTAACGCCGCAATTCAAGCAGGTCATGGCGTCTTGTCTTTACCATGTGGCTATGGTAAAACAACCGTATCCTTGGCCATAGCTTGTAAGCTTGGATATAGAACTATGATCATCGTACACAAACAGTTTCTAGCAGATCAGTGGAGAGAAAGAATCAAACAGTTTTGCCCAGGTGCCACAATAGGTACAATCCAACAAGAAAAGAAAGAAGTTGATTGTGATTTTGTTATCGCTATGCTCCAGTCTCTTTCATTGAAGGAATATTCTTTTAATGATTTCGATACCATAGGTACTGTTATCGTAGATGAAGCTCATCATATATGTGCAAAGGTATTCAGTCAAAGTCTTTTCAAGATGTGTCCAAAACATATATTTGGATTATCGGCAACACCACACCGTAAAGATGGTCTTAGTAAGGTCTTACATTGGTTCATGGGTCCTATATTTTTTGCAGTAGAAAGAGAAAATCAAGGTCAGGTTGAAGTATTTTCAATCCAATATGAATGCCCAATGTTTAAGAATCCTCCACCATGTACACGGAATGGTCAACTTTCGTTGGTGAATATGATTACCGAACTTGTGGAGCATCGTGGTAGAAATAGAATGTTAGCTGGTCTTGTAAAGAAAGCATCTAGTGGATCGAGACAATTACTAGTACTCAGTGACAGACGACAACACTGTGAATTTCTTCATCAATGTTTTCCTAAAAGTTCTGGACTTTACATGGGAGGAATGAAGGAAGCTGATTTAGAGGCATCTTCAAAAAAGAAAATTATATTTGCCACATTCAGTCAAGCACATGAAGGTTTAGATATCCCTACGTTAGACACTGTTATTCTTGCAACGCCCAAATCTGATATTCAACAATCTATAGGACGTGTCATGAGAGAGACACCGGGAAAGCAAAACAATCCACATATCTATGATATTGTAGATCAGTGGTCTATACTGTTTGCTATGTATAAAAAACGCTTACGAGTATATAAACAAGGTGGTTTCAATATAGATGCCGTTCAGGGAAAGGAAGAAGACGAAAACCTCTTTCAGGGAAAGTGTTTGTTTTTATAATCTGAATAAGTAATAGATATGTCTGGTGCATTGATACAACTGGTCGCCAAAGGGGCCCAAGATGTTTTTTACATGAGTGGTGAAGGAATGTCTCTGTTTACTTCTAACTATACGAGACACACAAACTTTGCACAAGCTCCAAAACTCATAAAAGAATTTTCGTTAGCCGAAGATTCTTGTGTCATTCCAACAAGTGGTGATCTTCTAACTGGATTATGGTTTGAGGGTACCAACTTGATTGAAGGATTTCAAGATTCTATCATAGATCTTTATATAGGAGGTCAAAAAGTAGATTCACAACCATTCGATTTTATAAGTGATATTTATCAAAATTATCTCGCTGATACGTACACAAAATCTCAGGAGATTAACAATAAATGTTCCGTGAGTAACACGAATTTTATTCCTCTAACATTCTTTTTCAATAGTAAAAGCTCATATATCCCAATGGTAGCTTTGCAATATCACCAGGTAGAGATTCGTGTCAGATTTAAGAAGAATTCGAACACACCATTTACAGCAAAATTATACGGTAATTATGTATATTTGGATGCACCAGAAAGGAAGAGATTTACATCCGGTAAACACGATTTCATTGTCACACAAACACAAACTATAAAAGAAAAGATGGTGACAGGCTACAATGACTATGATTTATCAACATTTAATCACCCGGTCAAGTCTTTATTTTTTGGTGTACCAACAAAATCCAGTAACGTCATAGAAGATCGTTTTACATTTGATACAGCCGATATACTTCTCAATGGTACACATTTACTAGAGGGTATGTCACCAACATATTTCCACTCAGTACAAAATTATTATAAATCAGAATACGGAGTTTCCGGTTTTAATGAAGTTTATAACACACCATTTTATACAAGATATTATGCATACCACTTTTGTACAAACGCATCCGACTATAAATCTACAGGAACATGCAATTTCAGCAGGCTTGACAATGCCAACCTTCAATTGAGAGATATAAAACTCGGTACACTAAGAACCGGGGAGGATATACGGATTTATGCAGTAAATTTCAACGTGTTGCGTGTCCAGGACGGAATGGCCGGAATTTTATTCGGAAACTAAAGTAGTAAACCATGGTTGGTAAAACACCTCAAGTTCGAGAAATTGTCTTTAACGTTCTCGATGACAATGGCGAACGTACCGTAGTTGCAAAAGGTGCCACATCAGTAGACGTCGGTGACACGAACCAACTTTTTACAAGGACTTCTAATCTTGAAGTTCTCAGTTCCAATAATTTTTCGAATATAAGCAATGTACAAAGTAATATCATAAGTATTGAAGCATTTATGAGTCAGTTTACTGGTACCGTATATTCACCCCTCTTAACACAGTTACAGTCTCACCACACTGATAACGTTACACGTATTGATACATTATTTACTGACCTAGCAGCAAACGCTGTTAATGTAGATGGAACATTTTCAAATGTAATTGTTCTTCAAGATGATCTATCTACCAATGTTACTCGTATTGATACATTATTTACTGACCTAGCAGCAAACGCTGTTAATGTACACGGGACATTTTCAAATGTTTCAATTTTGCAAGTGAAGCAAACAACCGATTATGCTAACATATCAACTCTTCAAGGCCAAATTGCATCGGTCACAAACTTCGGTAGTATTGTTACTTTAGGGAGTGATGTAGTTGCTTTGAAGAATCGTGTAGCTTCTTCCACGGTACGAGTTGGTGAAGATGCCGGAGGTGGAACATCCGATACGTCATCCCTGGCAATTGGAGCCCAAGCAGGCAACTTTATGGGTACTCAATCTATAGCTATAGGTGCTTTAGCAAATTACAACGCGAACCCCTCAGAGGCCACGGCCACCGCACGTTCTATTGTTATAAACGCAACGGGAGCACCATTAACCGCACCCAGAAGTGATACACTTGTTATTGGTTCTATAGAAGAGGATAATAGTAATATTATCTGTATGATGGGTGCTAATGTCCTTTCCAGTACCACAGGAGCCTGTGAAATAACTCGCACGTCATTGTTGAAACTGATGGACTCTAATGTTCATATTTCAACAAATGTGAGTATTGCTAATGATACCATTTTATTCAGACCCAATGGTAATGGTTCTTTTGGAGGCGACATAGATATTAACGCAACTCTAGAAGTGGGTGGTACATCGTCGTTTGGAGGAGCTATGACACTCAATAACAATCTCGAAACCACGGGTACTTCTTCATTTGGTGGTAAAATGGAGGTCAATAACGACATTGACTGTAACGGAGAAAGTTTTATCATGAAGAATGGTTCTGCACAGAAGATTATTCTTCGAGATGACGGTACAGGTTCATTTGTAGGTGGTGTTAAGATTAACGATACTCTAGAAGTGGGTGGTACATCGTCGTTTGGAGGAGCTATGACACTCAATAACAATCTCGAAATCACTGGTACTTCTTCGTTTGGTGATGATATGTCAATTAATAGTAATGTCATACAGACTGGAGAAAGTTTTATAATGCAGGGTCCAGATACTAACGACACTACGGGTGACAGGATAAGTTTAATTCATAATGGCGACTCTTCGTTTTCTGGTACAATGACAGCAGGTGCTATCAATTCCACATCCGGAACAGTTGATATATATCACGCTTCTGCGAAATTAAGGGTTGGTACTAGTACTGGGTCTTTTAACGCTCTTATCAATCAAGATGGAACGTCTTCATTTGGTGGTGCGATGCAAATCGACGACACTCTTACAGTAGATCAACGTGCTACTTTAAATAATGGTCTAAGTGTTTCGGCTACTGAATCATCATCTTTTGCTGGTGTTGTTAGGTTTGATAATACATCATCATTCGGTGGAATTGTGACGTTGAATAACGATGTTGATCAAAAAGGTGGAATCTTTTCTATGTTTGATGATGTTGATACTAAAAAGGTCGAATTTACGCGTTCAGGAAATGGGTCTTTCGGAGGTACATTAGAGGCATCTGCTATCAATTGTACAGGTTCATCTGGTCATGTCGATATATATCACGCTTCTGCGAAATTAAGGGTTGGTACTAGTACTGGGTCTTTTAACGCTACTATCGATCAAGATGGAACGTCTTCATTTGCTGGTGCGATGGAACTGAGAAATGAGCTTACTATTGATGGTCATACATATTGGAAAGATGGTGGAGATGAAAGATGTAAATTGACAGTTGGTACCGGGACCGCTAATAGCGAAATGTTGATTAGAGGAGATTTGAAGATAAATAGTGGTGCATCCACGAACGCTAAGATAACTTCTGATGGTGTGG